ACAGATCAAGTTCTTTATGTAGAGACAGTAAGTTCTACTGCAGGAGATATTTTTCTGGCTAACGGAACACACAAATTAACGGTAACTGGAACTGGACTAACTTCAGGTTTTGCTGAGAATGTAAATGCAGCGCTTGTAAAAGCAGCAGAAACTTCTTGGACAAACGCAGCAGTACCAGTATCGAAAGATGGCGGACTAGTATTTACTAGTATTGCAATTGGAACAATATAATCCTTCCTTTACTATCGACAGCGAGAAAGCACCCAAATCCAGGGTGCTTTTTTATTTTGTGTATCTTTGTAAAAAGATTTTCAAATGATAAATTCTGTAAGAAATACTGTACTTGCTATCATAAACAAGAATAACTATGGCTATATATCTCCAAGTGATTTCAATTTGTTTGCCAAACAAGCTCAACTAGATATATTTGACGAATACTTTACAAATTATAATCAACAGATAAATGAAGAAAATGCAAGAATATCTGGAACTGGTTATGCAGATTTAAAATTAGGATATGAAGAGGTTATTGATAGTTTTGCTGTAACAAAAACATTAGTTCAAAATGTTAATAATATTTATTACTTACCTAGTCAAAGCACCACTGGTGACGACTATTATTTAATAAACAAGATATTGTGTTATAACGCTGGTGTGTTAAAAGGGGAAGCTGAAAAAGTTAGTAATAGTAAAATTAATTTGTTAAATAAATCTCTTTTAACTGCTCCTTCTGACTCATATCCAGCATATACACAAAAAGGTGATAGTGTAACAATTTTTCCCTCAACTTTCAATGGAGCTTTAGATGTGCAAGCAACTTACATAAGGTATCCAAAAGATCCAAAATGGACCTTTGTAACCTTATTTAATGGTGAACCTTTATTTGACCAATCAGCTTCAGATTTTCAGGATTTTGAACTACCTATAGATGATACAAATGATTTAGTGGCTAAAATATTACAGTACGCTGGTATATCAATCCGAGAGGCTGAAGTATTTGAATTTGGAAAAATCGATGAACAACAACTAGATAATCAGAAATAATTATGACATATATAAATCAAAGAAAATATTATACAAACGACGGAATTAATCCTACTGATGCTAATTGGGGGTCTTATCAATACGTAACTTTAGATGAAGTTATAACAAATTTTCAATTAATGTATGCTGGAAATCATTCATTAATTAATAATGTTAATAGATATAAAATTCTATTTCACACTAAAAGAGCTATACAAGAATTAAATTATGATGCTTTTAAAGAAATCAAATCCCTGGAATTAAAAGTATATGATGATTTAAGATATGTCCTCCCGTCCGATTATGTAAATTGGGTAAAGCTATATCTTTTTAAAGATAATGTTTTAAGAGAATTAACAGAGAATATACAAGTTCAATCTGCTGTTCAATATTTACAAAATTCTACCGCAGTATTTGGGTATGACGGAAATAATAATGTATCTACAATTGAATCTAACTTAGATTCTTCAAGAAAAAGCGGAGCGTTGAAAAGTATTTATTTAAATCAAGAAACAGAAGGAGATGTAAATTCTATTTGTAATGATTGCGAAGACGATATATATGAATCTAGAATAGGAGCTAGATATGGTTTAAATACTGAAACAGCAAATTTTAACCCTACATTTACTATAGATAAAAAAGCGGGTGTAATTAATTTTGATTCTACTATGGCAAATCAACAGTGTGTATTACAATACATATCTGATGGAATGGAAAGTGGTGATGACTCTAAAATAAGCGTTAATAAATTATTTGAAGATTATATTTATGCTTACGTTCAGTATGCCTTATTAAATAGTAAATTTGGAGTTCAAGAGTATATAGTGAATAGAGCAAGAAAAAATAAACAAGCTTTATTAAGAAATGCTAAAATCAGGTTAAGTAATATTCATCCAAGCAGATTGCTTATGAACTTAAGGGGTGAAAACAAGTGGATAAAATAAAATGGCAAACATTCAAAGAAATTTTGTAGCAGGCCGTATGAATAAAAGCCTTGATGAAAGGCTTATTCCTAACGGAGAGTATATAGATGCTTTGAATGTTAGATTAGGTTCAACTGAAGAATCAGAGATTGGTGCTGTTGAAAATGCTAAAGGAAATGTTCAAGTAACTTCTCTTCAATATATAGACGGTACACCAATTAGTTCTCAAGCTAGATGTATAGGTGTTTTTGAAGATGGTGCTAATGAAACCATATATTGGTTTGTCCATGATCCGGCTTTTTCAGTAGGAGCCACTGGAAAACTTGATTTAATTGTTTCGTATAATGTTATTACAGGTGCTATTATTTATCACGTTGTAAGTATTAATGATGGTAACAATGTAAACACTACATTAAATTTTGATTCAAATTTTTTAATAACAAGTGTAAATAAAATTGACAATTTATTATTATTTACTGATAATTTAAATCCTCCAAGAGTTATAAATATTGATTCTAATTATCTAGACCCTTATTTAAATATTGACCAATTTACTGATGAAGAAATTCTAGTAATAAAACAACCCCCGGTTGCTGCCCCTACATTAAATTTATTAAGCACTGTTATACAGGATGGTTTTTTAGAAGATAATTTTATTTGTTTTGCTTATAGGTATAAGTATGCAAATGGTGAGTACTCAGCTGTTTCTCAGTTTAGTGAACCAGCTTTTGACCCAGGTTTGTTTTCATTTTCATCTAATAGTTTTTTAAATGAAGGTATGGTAAATTCCAAAAATGCTGTACAAATTACATATAACACAGGAAGTTCATTAGTAGTTGGTGTAGATTTATTGTTCAAAGAAGCTAACGATCCTACTATAAAAATTATTGAAAAAATAAAAAAATCACCTTTAGGACCGCATAATACTGATGCAACTTATGTTTTTACTAACAGCAAAATATTTACTGTTTTACCAGAAAGTGAAATTTTAAGATTATACGATAATGTTCCTAAAAAGGCTAAAGCTCAAACCTTAATGGGTAATAGACTTATATATGGTAACTATACGGAAGGTTATAATTTAATTGATAAAGATGGATTACCTTTAAATTTAGATTATACAGTTGAATTAAATTCCAAAAACATTGGAGGTGATTCTCTAACTGCTTCAAATGCAGTTGCGTATACCTATGAAGCATTTACTTTTTCTCAAGCAAATGCTAATTCAGGAGTCAAATTTGATTTAGGGGGTTTTGAAAGTTCGTTGGTAACAGGAGCTACTCTTTCATTTTCTTTAACTTATGAACACCTTTTATATCGAGGGACAAATCCTCCAGATGCAACACAAGGAGCTACAATAATTAATTTTTCATATACACTAATAGATAATTATAGCACAGTAGCTGATTTATTTAACAGTTCAGATTTTCAAGCCAAAATAGGATTAACAGATGCGTCCATACAAACTTTAGCCGATGCACAAAGTGGTTTAGGATCTACCTTTACGGATGTATATAATTATTCTCTACTCGGAATATTAGATGGTACAACTTATGATTATGCTATAAACCAAACAGGTTTAACTGCTTCAACGCAAGTTCCTCCTGCAAAAGGTGAGCCTATAAACGGAACTATAAATGGCACAGAAATAACTTTAATATTTCCTGCTGTACAATATTCACAAACCAACCCTGTGGCTAGTAATTTAATTGCTTCATATAATAATTTTACAGATGTAAATGTAAGGTTAGAACAAACAGCAAACATAGAAAGCTTACATAGTAATAGAGGTTATGAATTGGGTATAGTTTACATGGATGAGTACAACAGGTCTTCCACTACTTTAGTAAGTAATAACAACACAGTAAACTTACCTTGCTCAACGTCAATAAATAAAAATGAAATAATAGCTACCATTCCTATTAGCCAAAGAGCTCCAAGTTGGGCAACAAGATATAAATTTTGTTTAAAACCAGACAGAACTACTTATGAGACTGTATACTCAAGTATATTTTTTGAAGATCCAACATCTAACAATTCTTATCTTTTATTAGAAGGAGATAATATAGCTAAAGTAGAAACGGGAGATAGATTAATAGTAAAGAGTGATTCTTCTGGTCCTATGACAAGATGTGTTTATGCAACAGTTTTAGAAAAAGAAACTCAAACGGCAGACTTTATTCCTTTCCCGGCATCTCCAACTCCTCCTACTGTACCAGGAGGTGTTTATATGAAAATGTCAACCAGTGATTTTGATGCAGTTTTAGATACAGATGATATTGTAGACATACAAGTTCCTTCAGCGGTAGCTGGACAAAATAATAGATACCCAGGCTTAGCTTATCCATTTTTTGTAACCTCTGGAAGTTCTTATAATATACCAGCAGGTTCAAGAATAGTAATGAGTATATCTCAGTTAAGAGTTGGTCAGGGAGGTGCTTGTGAATATAGAGCTAATACAATAGAAAAAGAATTTATATCTCCTGATACATATAATGATTTTTATACCTGGTTTACTTCAAATAATGTCGGGGCTGTTATTGAGTCTAGTGGGATTCAAAATCCTAATACCGGTGGAGATGCTGTTCAAAATGTTTTTATAAATTCTTTAGTAGAAAACGCAGGTGTTCCTGATTTTAATAATACAAACCCCTCTACTGCTAAAAATTTAAGAGATAGTGACTTGCAAAATGTAAATAGATTTGGCCCTACTGCAACGTCTCCTTTAACTACAAATTATTATAGATTTTATAAAGATACATCAACAGGTGATTATTATTTAATGGTTAGTGGAACAAGATGTTGTGGTGGAGACTCAGATGGAGATTCTAGTGTAAGAGTTCATTTTACGGTTTACAGAAGAGACTCGGTTATTGTGTTTGAAACAGAACCACAAGAGGCTTTACCAGATGTATGGTTTGAAAACGACCAATCTTATTCTATAGACTCTTTAGGTAACCACAGTGGTAATGTCACTAATCAAGATATAGCTATAGGTGTTGCAGGTGTTGTAAATACTAGATTTTTTAACTGTTATGCGTTTGGTAATGGAGTTGAAAGTTATAAAATAAGAGATGCCTTAAATGGGAAATCATTTAATTTAGGTAACAGAGTTTTTACAACTTCTAACGTAGAATATAAAGAAGCTCATAGGTTTGCCGACTTAACTTATAGTGGAGTGTATAATGATGAAACTAATGTTAATAAATTAAATGAATTTAATTTAGGTTTAGCAAATTTTAAACCACTTGAAGAAAGTTATGGAGATGTTGAAATATTATTTGGTAGAAGAACCGATATACTCGTTTTACAAGAAGATAAAATATCATACGTATTAGCTTCTAAAAATATTATATCTGATTCTACTGGAGGAGGTTTGGTTGCTTCAGTCCCAGAAATTTTAGGAAATCAGATAGCACGTATTGAAAACTATGGTATAAGTAATAACCCAGAAAGTTTTGTGGCTTGGGGTGAAAACAAATATTTTACTGATGTAAAAAGAGGAGCGGTACTTCAACTACTAGGGGGGTCAGCCTCAGATGAAAGACTTATAGTTATATCTGAAACTGGTATGAGAAGCTGGTTTAGAGATTTATTTACCGAAGCATTTACCACTCAAAAATTAGGTGGATATGACCCTTACATGGATGAGTATGTTTTAACTTCTAATAAAATTTTAAAACCGGAAATACCAGTTTGTTTAGCATGTGGTGTTACACAAGATATAACAGTAATAGCTAATCAAGACTTTGTGTATTGTGTAGATGTTACAGAACAAACAGGGTTGGTGACTGTTAGTTATGTAATTCCAAAAGAAGGAGAACAAGATATTGAAAGTCAAACGAATGTTTTAATGACAGACGAGTCTGGAGTTCAATTAATTACAGAGGGTTCTATTTCTCAAGTCAGTTATACAATTAAAGCAATTTATAAAGGTGTGACATATACATCCGGTTCTGTTCAAACATCTGGCAGTTTTACATTTGATAAAAATGTTCCAAATATACAAGAGGTTACTATAGTTGTTAGTTCTGATTCCAATCAAAATGATACAATTCAAATTAGTGTAAGTTGTCCAAGATCAGACGCTTTAAACATATATAACATTTGTGTAACTGACCCACTTGAAGCTGGACAATTTATACACAACGAATTTAGTTGGACTGACGGAGTAACGGTTTCACCTAACGAATCAAATCTAGTAGAATTTGCAAGCACATCTGCTTCTTTTGCTATATCTCAATACCAGTTATTTTCTGGCTCGCAGGGTAGTGGAGTTTTCCCAGTTGACGGTTCTACGGTAACTATAAATTCAAACAAAATTAATTTTGATGATTTTGTATTCAACCCTTCAGTAGATAGATTTAAATATTTAAGAACAAACACATTTTATCAAAACAATGTAACAGATATAGCAAATTTACTTTCTTTAGCTGTTGATGCAACACCAATATCTAGTGTAGGAGCTCCAACAGTTTATTCGGCAGATTTTATTATGCCAGCAAGCGGAAGTATTTTATATTTAGTATGGGATTATAGGTCAACCAATACACCAACGCCGACACCTAGTCCTACACCGACTGTAACGCCGACTCCGACTGTAACGCCGACTCCGACACCGACACCGGACGGACCGACGCCGACACCGACGCCGACACCGACACCTAGTCCTACACCGGA